ATATTCTGGTGATCTAATCTTGGTTAAATCATGTGGGCCAAGCACGCTCGCCGCGCCGTACTGGCAGAAAACCGGTATACCTTCAATGAGTGCTTCGCAACAAACATTGCTATGGTGGGAAACTACACACCATAATCTAGACCAAAGATGCTTAAGCGGTTGGAACTTATCAAACTTGGTACCCGGAATCAGTGACGCGCCTGACCATGTAGGTTTCGGACGATAAATGATAGGAAAATCCGGGTATCGAGTTTGAAGCTCTTGAATTACAGCACGCTCATACTCTTCAGGCTGCAATCCCCAAGACCAAGCCGCTTTGCCGCTCATGCCTGCAATGAGTATAGACCCACTCGGATTGATCCGCCACGGCTTGATCGTCAAACCCAATTTTTCAAACCGCTTTTTAGGATGAGGCAGTACCATGAGGTACTTATCTGGATGACGATCATTGACCGTCACCTTATAGTACCCTTTTTCTCGTCTAAAGTAACCTAAGTCTATAAAAACCCACGGTATACCTAGATTCTGACAGTTACGTATGATCTGCTGACACGGCTCGATGAAACCCCAAAGCACAACAGCATCGAAGCTCGAGACGTTCGTATCGGTAACAGAGCGAATAACTACCTTATCCCCACATTTTTCGATACCCTTGGCCATTGCCTTGCAAGTTTTGACCGCAGCCATATGGCCAGTGATGGCGTGGATAGAAACTCTCATGGTACGCCTGTGTCTTTCAAGTAGTCCTCAAGCGCCCGCAACGCTTGAGGAGCTGTTAACTTTTTCTGCTTCCACTTATCAAGTACAGACTTGACTGCCTCTCGAGTGGATACATCCTGTGCTGGTTCAGACTTCGTATTCTCTTTTAATTGAGCCTCAAGCTCCTTCACTCTTTGCTGGAACATTTGTATTGTTTGTTCCATTTCCGCTATCAGCTGTATTTCCCTCTTTTTCTGCTGTTGCTGCTTTTTGCGTGCTTCCAGCCACTTCAGCGAGGGATGAAGGTACTGAGACATAAGCGCTCCCTTTCACCTTAGTCACTTTCTCAGAATAAAACTTCACATTGTTCGCTAGCCGCTGGTCTGTCGGATCAAGCTGAGCAGCTTCGGTACCGTAAGACAATGCTGCCTCGTACAGACCCAGGTGGTATGCGGAAATAGCGGCTAGATCATATGGCTTTGCCCCCCACACTGTAGGATCACAAGTATACACGAATTCCCGCTTGGTAATCCTAAGCGCGTTGGTAGCCGCAGCATAGCACTCGGCCCACATCTGCTTCTGATAACAGAACATAGCCAAGTCAACCCAAGGCTCACGAGTTCCTGGTGCCTCAGCACAAGCCCTGCGGTACCACATGAGCGCAGTATGGGAATTGTTGAGATTTTCGTAGCACTGGCCTAACAAGCGCATCGCATAGCAGCGCTCATTAATCCAAGTATTCGGCATGCTGAGATATTTCTCGAGCGCTATCACCGCATCAGCCCAACGCTTATGAAAGGTCAACTCGCGAGCATAATAGAAAGCATTGCGCGGACAGCTTGGATCTTCTTTAACCGAAAGCTCAAGCAAGCCAAGATATTGACCACGGCTTTTAGTTGGATCAGGCATATGTTTCACTAGAATCATTGGTGTGTGAGCATATACCTCTGTAATGCGTGCATCAGGTACTGGATATTCATGACAAGGATGATGCCACCGGTACCCTCTACGAGCATGAATCTTTTCATACTGAAAGATAATATTGTGGCCCCAATCAAATCCATAACGGAGCCGAGTAGTTTCACCTTTTTTCCAAACCTTTTCAATTTCTGCCCGCCAGCCCGGTGTTAGTACCTCATCCATATCCAGGCTGATACAAATATCAGCATCAGCCGGAATGAGTGCAAGCACCGCGTTACGAGCTAGGTCGAAACGCCATGGTGAGATATAGATATCGTGGACAAATACCTTGGTGCTGGGATAACTACGGATATTCTCAACCGTACTATCAGTCGAGCCCGTGTCACCGATAACTATGTAATCTGCATCTTTAGCAGAATTAAGAAATCGATTGACGAACTGAGCTTCATTCTTTGAGATTGCATATACAGCGATCTTAAGAGACATCGAGTTACTCCGTGCTTGTAATTGCTTGGGGACTTTGAACCGGTGTGCGTACACATAGACACCGATCTCATTGTCTATGTGGCTACATACCGGTAACCCGAGTTGTGAACGTACAAGCTCATCAGTCCAATGGTCAACTACATGTTTTTCGTAAGGATTTCCATCGTACTCATCTTGAGGGTAATAGCCAAGCGGAATACTAACAATCACGACATCAGCAATGTGCATCAGCTTGGCAAGCACCATTTGAGCTTCGTCTACGCTCATATGCTCAAGGATATCACCCGCGAATGCAACATCCCACCGCTCATGGGTTACCCACTTGCGGATATCAGTTTCTATGATTTTATCGTAGAAATTCCAGAGCTTGTACTTGTCGATATAGGGACGCCAAATTTCAATCGCCGTCCAATGCTGTTCCGGCTTGCGAAACAGCTTGGAGTACGTCCCACAACCTGCACCAATATCGAGGATTCGTTTTGGATTCAGTTGCTCGACTACTTGTTTTATGTATTTCTTACCGGATGTCGAGCTGAAAGGCATGGCTAAGACGCTGTAAGCTCTTCTAGTTCAAAGTTACTCATACGACGTTTGTGAAACCACTTGGAGCCATTGTAACTAGATGCTCTGGGTTATGGTAACCAATCGATCAGCTCACGCCTTCTCGAAAATCTTCGTACTGCCGAAATAGACGGCTTTGATGTCAGTGCCCCCTAGCTTGATGGCATTGATCTGCGTGTCGCCAAGGTAGATGCCGCTGAAGCCGGTCTTCGGCGTATAGGTGATGACGATGATACCTTGGCCGCCGGGTCCGCCATTGGTAGAGAAACCTGACCAACTCCCGCCGCCACCGCCGCCGCCATAGTTGCCGCCCGCGCCGCCGGAGCCGGGGCCTGTGGTGCCGACACCAGCACCGCCAGCCCCGCCTCCTGGACCTGCGGTAGCGCTGTTACTCGTTTGCGTCCACTTGTTGCCGGACCCTCCAGGCTTTCCGGCTGGGCTCCCGGTGGTACCACCAGCGCCGCCCGCTCCACCACCGGCATTGCCCGCACCGCCCGTCTGACCACTGCCGTTGCCCCCACCGTTGGCGCCGCCACCGCCGCCACCGCCGAAGCTATTCCCGTTCCCCCCGTTCCCCCCGTTCCCGTCTGGACCGCCAGCACCGCCGCCTCCTCCTCCCTGTATTAAAAGAGTTTTCGCGAAGTAGATGCCCCCAGATCCGCCCGTGCGGATGAGGCTGCCAACGCTCGTTGTCGCGCTGCCGCCTCCCTTGGCAACGACGCTGGCATTGCTGGCATTTGTACCGTTGAACCACGTACTACCTCCGCTCGCACCGTTGGAGCCGCCACCTGCCCCCACGGCGTAATTGACCGTCGCCCCCGGCGTCAGCGTCAGGTTGACTATCCGCGCGTAATCACCGCCCCTTCCACCATCACCCGTTCTGTTGGACGGGTTCCCGTTTTCGCCTGCTTGACCACCGCCGATGCACTCAATGATGTTGTCGTCGTTGTTCCAGTCGCTCGGGACTTGCCAGCTTGTGCCGGATGTCAAGAATATGACGATAGGATCCGCCATCAGAGCACCCCCGCCTCCTCGCTTTCAATTTCAGCTATGGCAGCATCGATCTCTGCTTGCAATTCCGATCCTGGATAAAATCCAAGTCCAGCCGACCACATCCATCGGCGGTTGACAGCCGCGCCATCGGGAATCGCGACGAGGAAATGTCCCGGCACAGAATCTTTTTGGGGATTGGCCACGATGACATTCATCACCGCGCCAGTGTTGGGATCAACAACCGCGCACCTCATGGTCCTGCATCCGTGATGAAGTAGAGCGTGTCAGGGTCCGGCGGATTAAGCGCGTCGTACTCAGCCTGCGTCAGCGTCACGATCTCTGTAATATTCTCCGAAATCACAACATTAGCAGGTGGCAACCCCGCTGGCCCTGTCGGACCAGTAGGTCCTATTGGACCAGTCGGACCGGGAACCGTGGAATCCTCACCCTTCGGACCAGTTGGTCCTGTAGGACCAATTGGGCCAGTTGGGCCAGTTGGGCCTGTAGGACCAGTTGGACCAGTGGAACCAGGATCCCCTTGATCGCCCTTCGGGCCAGTCGGACCTTGCGGACCGGTAGGCCCAGTGTCGCCAGTGTCGCCTTTCGGACCGGTTGGGCCAGTCGGACCCGGTACAGTTGAATCCTCACCCTTCGGACCGGTTGGGCCAGTCGGGCCAGTAGGTCCGGTTGGTCCGGTTGGTCCGGTTGGTCCGAGATCGCCTTGATCACCCTTCGGACCAGTCGGGCCTGTAGGGCCAGTTGGTCCCACTGGTCCTGTATCGCCCTGAGATCCAGTTGGACCAGTCGGGCCAGTAGGTCCGGTTGGACCCACATTACCCGTAGCGCCTTGCAAACCAGTTGGTCCTGTAGGACCAGTTGGACCAACATCACCTTGAGGTCCAGTTGGTCCTGTTGGACCAATTGGTCCTAAGTCACCCTGCGGACCGGTAGGACCAGTAGGCCCGGTTGGTCCGAGATCGCCTTGATCACCTTGAGGACCAGTTGGTCCTTGCGGGCCAGTCGGACCGCCCGCACCAGTAGGCCCAGTTGGGCCAACATCCCCTTGAGCTCCTGTCGGACCTGTGGGTCCAGTAGGTCCTAGGTCACCCTGTGGACCGGTAGGGCCAGCATCACCCTGTGGACCTGTTGGTCCAATATCCCCTTGAGGGCCGGTCGGACCAATAGCACCCGTTGGCCCTGTAGGTCCAGCTTCTCCTGGCTCACCTTCATCCCCTTGAGGACCTGTTGGGCCAATTGGGCCAGTTGGACCAGTCGGGCCAGTAGCACCCGGCTCACCGGTATCCCCTTTCGCACCAGTAGGACCGGTAGGTCCTGTGGGGCCAATACTTCCTGTCGGACCTGTAGGTCCAGGATCTCCTTGATCACCTTGTGCACCAGTTGGACCAGTCGGGCCGGTCGGGCCGGTCGGGCCATCCTGCCCAGGAATTCCCTGATTACCTTGCGGTCCTGTTGGGCCAGTCGGTCCTGTTGGGCCAACATCTCCTGTTGGTCCAGTAGGTCCATCCTGACCTGGAATACCTTGATTACCTTGAGGACCAGTCGGGCCTATTGGGCCAGTTGGTCCTTGAACTCCAGTTGGGCCTGTTGGACCAGTTGGTCCTTGCGGTCCTGTTGGACCAGTCGGACCGGGAACCGTGGAATCCTCACCCTTCGGACCAGTTGGCCCTGTAGGGCCAGTAGGTCCGGTTGGACCGGGAACCGTGGAATCCTCACCCTTCGGACCAGTTGGCCCTGTAGGGCCAGTAGGTCCGGTTGGTCCGGGAACCGTGGAATCCTCACCCTTCGGACCAGTTGGCCCTGTAGGGCCAGTTGGACCAAGTGGACCCGTTGGGCCTCGCGGCCCCTGCTCTATGACTTCAACAACCTCAAGCTGAACGATCAGACTCTCAACAACATCACCCGAGTCCGACAGAACCTCAAGCTTGGTTTCTTGAACAACTACCTCAAGGACTGACATCTCGGGTTGCCTCAGGAGCCAAGGTTACTTTACCCTGGAGAAGTCGCGTGACGAAGCCATCCTGCGCAACCATCTCCAAGTCATAAACACCTTCAGAGAATTTGAGTTGGGCGGTCTCAGTCGCCGCCATCTCAATTACAATCGTTCCCGCAACACCACCAAGCGTAATCCTACCATTCTCAGTCGTAAACTCCGCAATCACATGGTCCGACGTATAGTTGCGTCTGATCTGCATTCGAGCAGTGTAATTGGTTAGATCGTAAGGGTTATTATCCTTATCCTTCCACCGAAGTTGAAGTCGAAACGTAGCACCTTGCTCAATAATGAGATCCTTGGTCGCAGCGGGCATAGCTCACAGACCCTCGTTAAATCCGAAATCTTCACGAGTTACGGACTCGCCATCAATACCAGTCGCAACTCCGGTGACATGAACTCCAGTACCCTCGAGAAACTTTCCAATCAATTCCTGCACCACAGTTGGAAAACGTGCACGCTTCAAGAATACATTTTCCGCATCACGAAAATATGTAATCGCAACTGAACCTGCTTTGAACGAATTGATCGTCTGCACGCCCGGTTGTGGATTTTCTTCAACGTCACTGCCATTAAGAATTAGATTGGCTAGTTCGATACAAGCGTACTCGATTTCTTTAGGAACCTCGGTATCGGTTACACCAGGAACACCCGTACCTGTTCTTGGCCAAGCAAGAGTTTGTCCGCTCAAGCCCGATGGCGATCCTCGCCAACGCTGCCGATCAAGAATACGGGTTGCTGTAATCAACAGTCGCTTGCGAGTATCGTTATCCGTGATGGGATCAAACCATGAACTGTTGTTGTAGTTTCCGGTCATGTACTTTTGCGCATCATCAAGATCTGCATAGACCGGAAAATCAATATCATCTATACAAACTGTCTTGTTGACCATATTAGAGCCCTCGCTCACCAGGATCTCTCATAAGAGCCGAAGACCGAGGCAAGCGCTGGAATTCATCATCAAAAGAACCCATGCGCTCATCCCGATTAGGCATATCCGGCCTACCATCATTACGAGGCAGCGGCTTCGTTTCTTCACCTTCAATCGGCAACGGTATTGCATCACTGAGAATAGGCTCGGACTCAATTGGCGACCGAGTGATCCCAAGGAGATCACGGACATCATTGATAGCCGGATCATCAGGAGTCAACACTGCACCAGCCTGAGCCATGCGGGCAAGAGCCGTGGTAACCTCCAACGCATCACGCGGAGCTATATCCTCAGCTATCAACTTTGGCATAATCCTAGGATCGAGTCCATTAAGCTTCCACAACGGTCGGATAACATCGCGCTGAACACAAGCTACGATCAACCGGAGCACGGAACTGGCAATTAGGTAAACGTTGCGGCTCTTATCCTGAGCAACAGCACGACTTCCACCCTGATCGCCCAAGAGCAAGTGCTCAACACCAATTATCCGAGCAATCTCACGCTGGATACGCTCAATAGCATTGGCAATTTCCTGAAGACCACCAGTGGAACCACTCAACAGCTCGAGATCCCACATCTTCTCAGAGCTAATTGCTGGACCACCTTGAGTAGTAGAAGTGTATCGAGCACTATCCAACAGGATACCCGTATTGGACTCCTTCACCTGCATCTGAATGATGTCGGTGATTGTCTGTACAAGTTTTGTGGCTTCTTCCTTTGTAATCGCGCCGTCCGCTACAGCTTGATTGATGAAGCTGATTGGCGCGCGTCCGATTGGAATGCCGCGTAGATCACGCTCGTAACCTCTGATCTCGAGCTCTTGAAGCCTTTTCAGACGAGCATACGGCTCAGCCAAATGACGGAATACGCCCAAGCCTTCAGGGCTGTCAGTAATCGCATCTTCAACGATGTACAACAACTTGTCCCTCGGCAAACCCAAAAGTTCTTGAGTTTGCGGGTTACGCTGGAATACACCGAAAACATGTCCATGATCGTCTACCGCCCAAAGCTCGACCGTATGTTGAGGGCGAACCTCGATATTCTCCAAGCCGAAGAAGCCATCGTCACGCTTTTTAGCTATCCACTCCAACAGGCTGAACCCATGGAACCGATACATTGCCGCATGACGAACGATGCTGCTCCATGGGTTATACATCTCGTCCATGACTTCGTTCACGAAGTCCGCAGCTTCCTTGGCTTCGTGGCTATGCCGCTCACGAGGATTAGGTTGAGCAAACCAACGAGGATGAGCAATGAGATTAAGAAAGTAATGAACACCAGCGGCAACAACGGAGATATTTGTGACGATCTCAGCAGCGGTACGGTACTTTTCAGAACCAATCCACGACGAGTGTCTGTCTTTAACCTGGATATAGCCACCGTAAATTGCCGTACCATGAGCGCCCTGCTCTTCGAGCGGACGAGGCAACGGCACCGGTGGAACGCCGAACATAGTCCGAGAACCAAGTAGACGCGAACCACGTGGACCTGCCGCCTTGCCGTACTCGGCATCCATCATGCTTTCAATTTCGGCGGCAGACAACTTAGAAGTTGGCGCAGCCTGCTTATCCTCAATGCTCGACTGGTTGTTTTCTGACATCGGCTGCTCCCAGAGGGTGCTGTCTCAGTTAAAAGGTGCGGAGCACCTTTTAACATGAGACAGACGACTTGTAAAGGGCAGCCTCTCATCCCCTAACCAGGATGGGTGCACCGAACATACTGACAGAACCCGGAGCAGTACTCGGCATGGGAAACATGGCCATGACTAATGCGTCCGCAAGGTTAGGTGAAGGAGCTCCTTCCGGCTGCTTATCGATACCCATTTTAAGTTTGGCCGTTGCAGCACTAGCCGTCACCTGGACAAGCTCATCACGGAGTTTATGCAGCGTAGTGATGTCTATGGATTCGGTATCAATAGCGATCATCTCATCAACATCAAATTTCTCGCCTTCCCGAACCGCCCGGTACGTATTATGGAATAACCGGCCCAGATGCCACCAAGCCTGAGCCCGGAGGTTGAGGAAGAACTGATGGTTCGTAGGTGCCTTAGGATCATTCTTCACGATTTTCTCATGAGGATCGAGCACCGGATCACCGGCCCGCCATGGAATGAGTCTTACACCATCTGGCATCAAGCCCATATCTGCAAGACGGTTAGCCTCACCCTTCACACCAGCTCCAATCCCGATACAGTCGTACTGGAGATCAATTGGAGCAAAGGGACGCACAAGCGTAATGGCCTTCCGAGCTGTAATGGCTATGTCTCGAGCATGCCAGAACTCGACAACCTTCAGAAGCCTATGCTTGACAACGGTGCACGCGTTCACTGCCGCTCCACCATCCGCCACGTCGAGAGCAGCCGACGACTTACCAGCTTGGAACTCATCAACCAAGCCAAGAACCTTATGCGCATTGCAGGCTGCATCGAACCATTCTGGCTTGATGATTGTTCCTGTCTGCGTAGCGGCGTAGTCACGTTCAATCTCACGGGCGTAAATGTGTCCAAGTCCCTTGGATTCATAGTGTGCTTTTCGTTGTGCTGCCCACTCCTCAGTTTTCTCAGGATGATCACGCCAGTCAAGCAAGAATACGTTGGCACGGTCCCGATAGATTTCGCCACCAACTTTCCACTCGACACCAGATTGGCGTGTACGATGGAAAATAGTGCCCGGAGCGGATACTGACGATATATCTATGCGAACACGTGTAGTCTCCGAGAGAGCTGCTTCAACCGCTTCAGGATGCTCTAAATATGCTGCCTCGTCTACGAAGTAGACACGAGTACGACCACCACGTCCGATGTTATCGC